AGCTGTGGAGTTCATTTAGATACGAACCAGAACGGTTCAGGTTGACTGAAAGGCAAGACATGAGCAACAGCAGCGCAGCACAAGTGATGATCGGTGCACTGCGTGCATTGGGCCGTGTTGAACCTGTTGATGAGGCGTTGGTTGAGACGGTTGTGGCGTTGGCGTTAGCGGTTGACATGGCACCAGATAACGCATCGCTATGGCGTGAGTATCGCAGTTCCCTGGTGGAGTTGCGCAATGTTGGAGGAACAAATGAGCAAGGCAACGAAATTGAAAAACTTATCGAGGCGCTCAGAGGCGGCCCCGAAGTACGCGACACCCCGCCGCCCAAACCGCGCAACGCTCGGCCCCGAAGTGGGAAGGCTGATGGCGCAGTGCGGAACGCCGCCGATGCCGTGGCAGCAGATGGTGCTCGACGTCGGGTTGGAGGTAAACCCTGAGACGGGGTTGCCCGCATACCGTGAGGTGATCTGCACGCTGATGCGTCAGAACGGAAAATCGTCGCTGACTGCTGGTGTGATGGCGCATAGGGCGACGTTGTGGCAGCCGCAACCGCAACGCATCGCATATTCGGCGCAGGATGGCAGTGCGGCCCGAAAGAAATTGATCGAGGATGTGGCCGCTGGTTGGCAGCGGTCGCCTGTGGTCGGCAGGTTGATTGACAAGGTGTTGCGAGGCGTCGGCTATGAGGGCGTCATTTTTGCGACGGGTTCTCGTATCGATGTGATCGGTTCGTCGGAGTCGGCGGGCCACGGTCGTACTTTGGACCTGGCGATTATTGATGAGAGTTTCGCCGATTCGGATTTTCGTCGTGAGTCGGCAATTTCTCCTGCGATGGCAACTCGTCGTGATGCGCAGGTTTGGAATGTGTCAACGGCGGGCACTGATGCATCGGTTTTTTTGCGTCGCAAAATTGATGCGGGGCGTAGTGCGGTGATGGCTGACACGGGTGGTGGTGTCGCATTTTTTGAGTGGGCCGTGGGGCCTGATGATGATATTTCTGATCCTGAGGTGTGGTGGGCCAACATGCCCGCCCTCGGTTTCACCATCGGTGAGGAGACGGTGCGTCATGCTAAGGCGTCAATGTCGGATGGTGAGTTTCGGCGTGGGTTCTGTAACCAGTGGACTGTTGCGAGTGAACGGGTGATACCTGCGGCGGTGTGGGATATTGCCAACCGTGTTGACGTTGCGCCTACGGGTTCCATGTTTTTTGCACTTGACGTGAACCCTGAGAGGTCGGCGGCGTGCCTGGCGGTGTGTGGTGATGGGGCGCCGACGACCGCTGAGGTGATTGAGCATCGCCCTAGTGTGGGGTGGGTTGTTGATCGTGTCGCTGATGTGTTGTCGAGGTGGCCTGGTTGTTCGGTTGTTGTTGATGCTCGTGGGCCTGCTGGTTCTCTGGTCCCTGATTTGAAACGTGCTGGTGTTCGTGTTGTTGAGTTGCCGCCGACTGAGGTTCAACATGCCTGCGCATCATTTTTTGATGATCTCGCTGATGGTCGTTTGAGTATTCGCCGCCATGCGGGGTTGGATGTGTCAACATTGGCAGCGACTAGGCAAACTGTCGGTGATTCGTGGCGTTGGGCGCGTCGTGATGGTTCCGACATCACACCTCTTATGGCAGTAACGTTGGCCACATGGTCGGCAACTCGCCGTCAGAATGTGGCACCGTTGCCTCGTATTGTTGACCCGTGGAGTACAGAATATGCGTGAGATGTTAACAACTGCGATGGAGATTTGTGGTGGCGTTTTGGTTTGTGTAGGTATCGGTTTGGTGTTTATTCCTGCTGGCATCGTTGTTGCTGGTGTTGGTCTGATTTTGACAGGATGGCTGGTTTCTAGATGAGCATTATTTCGAGGCGTGAACGGCGCGAGTTCTACCCATTGCAAAACACTGGTTTCGGTTCAGTAACGAACTGGTCAGGTGAACCTGTCAATGAGTCGACTGCGTTGCAGGTCTCGGCGGTGATGGCGTGTGTTGGTCTGATTGCTGACAGTGTTGCGTCGTTGCCTTTGCGTTCTACTCGTCGGGTCGGTGATCGTAATGTGCCGATGGATGTGCCAGCGTTGTTCCTTGATCCGTCGTCAACTGTGACGTCGTATGAGTTGATCCATCAGACGATCACGAGTTTGGCGTTGCATGGGAATTCGTACATTTATGTGGACCGCAGTCCGAACGGCACTCCGATTGCGTTGACACCGTTGGCGCCCACGAATGTGAACGTGGTGTCGTTGAACATGCAGACACGCAACTACACCGTCGCTGGTGAACCTGTTCCTGCTGACAATATGTTGCATATTCGCTGGTGGGCACCACCGCAGGCGGTGGTCGGTTTGTCTCCTATTGAGGAACAGAAAACGACTATCGGTTTGGCGTTGGCGATGGAACGCCATATGGCACAGTTCTATGCTGACGGTGGTACGCCGTCGAGTGTTATTGAAACCGATAACGAGATGACAGCGCAGCAGGCGAAGGTTTTGCGTGAGACCTGGTTTGACCAGCACAACCGTCGCCGCCGACCTGCCGTTCTCACTGGTGGCATGAAGTGGCGGCCAGTCACCGCTAGTGCTGCCGACATGGAGTTGAACGCGTCTCGTGAGCAGCAGGTGTTGCAGATCGCACGCATTTTCCGTGTGCCGTCGTATTTGATTGGCGCTAAGGGCGACTCCCAAACATATGCCAATGCTGAGATGGCTGGCCAGCATTTCGTGACATATACGTTGATGCCGTGGCTGCGTCGCCTTGAGGATGCGTTTTCTAGTTTGTTAGCGCCACCAGATTTTGTGCGTTTTGATGTTGATGCGTTCCTGCGTGCGGACACTCTCAGCCGTTTGAAGGCGTATCAGTTGGCGGTTGCCACGGGTATTCGAACACCGAACGAATGCCGTGTCACTGAAGGGTTCGAACCGTATGAAGGCGGCGACGATTTCGTGATGGCGTTGCCTGGTGCACCGATGGCTGGACCTGGTATCGACCCGCCGCCGATGGGCGTTGATGCGGAGCCGCCGTTGTAATGCCGTGGCATATTGAGAACAACAATGCTGACTGCGATGGATATGCCGTGGTCAAGGATGGTGGTGACGTTGTTGGATGCCACAAAACGAGGTCAGCGGCGCTGCGTCAGTTGGCAGCGTTGAATATCGCTGAACCTGAATACAGTGAACAGTCGCGTGACATTCGTGCTGATTCTTATACGCCGACAGCAGCGATGCGCAGTGAGGCACGACAAGGTTTGGAATGGCGTCAGGAGTTTGGGCGTGGTGGCACGGCGGTCGGTGTTGCTCGTGCCAGGGACATCATCAATGGCGATCTGTCGTTCGACACTGTGAAACGGATGTCATCGTATTTTGCACGACATCTGGTTGATAAGGATGCCGAAGGTTTCCGTGCAGGCGAGGAAGGTTTCCCGTCTGCGGGCCGTATCGCATGGGCGTTGTGGGGCGGCGATGCAGGGCGCGCATGGGCGTTGGCGATCATTGTTGACAATAAGACACGCGCAATGGATGACGCCTCAACACTTGCACCAAAGTCCGATCAGATTGAAGGTTCTAAGGCGAACCCGTCAGGTAGTGCATCAGGGAAATCTGGTGACATTGAATTATCGGCCAGCGTTGAAAAATCGTTGGTGAATAAGGCGTCGGAACATAACGACATGATGAAAACTGATGGGAAACCTGACTGGACTCGTGTGACGGTCGGGGCGTTGCGTTCGGTTTACCGTCGAGGCGCTGGTGCGTTTTCTACCTCGCACCGACCTGGCATGACTCGTGGCCAGTGGGCGATGGGGCGTGTGAACGCATTCCTATATTTGGCACGCACAGGCGGGCCAGAGAACGCCAAATATGTTGGCGACAACGACCTACTGAATCGGGACCACCCGAAATACTCAGAAAAAAAGGAAACAAACAACATGGACCTCAACGAATTAGAAACCCGTGATGGTGAACTAGGCGACCTCGGTTTCACACCACGCCAGGTTATGCAGTACGAGAACGACGAAAAAGTGGTGGACCTGTTCGGTTACTACACACAGGATTCGAGTGCCAATGGTGCGCACTATATGGCAGAGTCGCCGTTCGTCGCTGAAGGTTTGGTGTGCAGTTCGTGTGCGTTCTACAACGGGGCGCGCGCCTGCGAAATCGTTGAGGGTGACATTGCGCCCGAAGGTATCTGCAAAAGGTGGATTATTCCCGACCGACTCATAGTCAGTGATACCGTTGAAACTGAAATGGAAATGAACGAAACATATGAACCTGCCGTGCGATATGACGCGCTAGAAATCCAGCACCGCAAGGTACAAGGTCGAGACGTTGAATTCCGTACTGTTTCATTCGGAAACATTGAGGTGCGTTCCGACATGGAAGGGCAGCCGATGCGGTTTCGTGGATATGCGGCGGTGTTCAACTCCCCATCGGAACCATTGCCGTTCATTGAAACGATCCGACCTGGCGCATTCAAACGATCACTCAAATCAGGTCGTGAAGTTCGCATGTTCGTCAACCACAACACCGATCTCGTGCTCGGTTCAACCCGATCTGGCACCATCACTGTCACTGAGGACAGCCGTGGCCTGCTTGTCGAGGGTGAACTACCAGACACCACATATGCTCGTGACCTGTCAGCGTTGATGCAACGTGGTGATGTTCACGGTATGTCGTTTGGTTTCAGTGTTCCCCGTGGTGGCGACATGTACACAGAGAATGGTGCACAACGAATGCTGACTGAGGTTATATTGCACGAGGTTTCTGTTGTGACTGGTTTCCCCGCATACCCTGAAACATCTGGTGCAACAGTTCGCAACACAGAAACCGAAACACATATCGACGAAACACCTGCGAGCACTGTGCCCGTTGCGGTGGCTCGTCGAATGAATGACCTTTACGCCAAAAAAGCGTGAACACATCAGATCGGAACATCAGATCGGACCAGCATGACTGGCACCACCTCGAATGTCACCACCTGAACCCCCAAAACATCAACCCCCCCCAAACAGAAATGGAACAAAAACCATGAGCGAATACATCGCAAATTTATCTGACGAGCGGGCTAAGGCGTGGGAACAGGCCAAAGCACTTCTCGATGTGGCAACCGCTGAAAAGCGCGACCTGTCCGCTGAGGAAAACCAAACGTTTGAACGCATCAACGCCGACCTCGACATCAAAGATGCCCGAATCAAGGCAATCCTCGACGCCGAAACCCGTGACCGTGACATTCAAGAATCACGCGCACGCCTCGGCGTTCCCGCAAACCTCGGTGGCGCTGCCGCTGAAGTTGACCAGGATGACGCAACGGTTCGCCGTTTGTTGGCTGGTGAACAGCGCACTGCAAAGTTTGAAAAGCGTGCCATCACTAAGTCAAGCGCCACAATGGTTCCGTCGTCAGTGTACGACCGCATCGTTGAGCATCTCGTGCAGGCCAACGTTGTTCGCCAGTATGCAACCGTTTTGACCACCGCATCTGGTGAGTCGTTAGCGATTCCGAAGTCAACCGCATTCAGCACCGCCAGCATCGTTGGCGAGGCTGCACAAGCGAGCGCATCGGACCCGACTCTCGGCACCGCTACCCTCGGCGCATACAAGTATGTCGTGCTCGTTCAAATGTCAAACGAACTCGCACAAGATGCCACCGTTGACGTGGCAGGATTCCTGGCACGCCAGGCAGGTTTGGCCATCGGTGTCGCAACTCGTGGACATATGACCACGGGCGACGGATCGAGCAAGCCTTTCGGTATCGTCACCAACGCCACCACAGGCGTCACTGGTGCCGCAGCCGTTTCGGGTGTGTTCACCGCCGACAACCTCATTGACCTGAACTACTCGGTGTCAAGCACCTACAAGGCGCAACCAGGCGTGGCATGGATGATGAACTCATCCTCAATGGCCGCCGCACGCAAATTGAAAGACACCACCAACCAGTACCTGTTCGCACCAGGTCTCAATGGTGTTGCTGACACATTGCTCGGTTTCCCCGTTCACATCAACGACTCAATGGCCTCCACAGCGGTCGCCGCTAAGTCAGTCCTATTCGGTCACTTGCCGTCGTACTTCATTCGTGAAGTCAACGGCATTGAAGTTGCCGTGTCAGACGACTTTGCGTTCGACTACTCGGTGCGCACGTTCCGTGTGAGCCTCCGCACTGACGGTGTTCTGGTCGATCAGACTGGTGCCGTTAAGTGTTTCGTCGGTGGCGCCGTCTCCTGATAGCCCTGCCATGATGGTCACCGTCACCGTGTCTCTGATGCGGTGACGGTGAACCACCACCCCATATCCGAACATTTTCTCTCAAAGGTCGCAGCATGAAAATCAGAATGCTCACAGCAATATCAGGAACCATTGATGGTCAAGAATGGCCCGCCATTGGTGGTGTCATTGAAGTCGCCGACCATGTGGCCGCTGACATGATTGCCAACAGGTTCGCCGAAGCCGACGAAACAGTCGAAACTGCCGCAGTGAACCCTGTGAAAGAAACCGCAGCCAAACCAGCCGCCAAAACTCGCAAGGCATAAATCGTGCCAATCACAACCGCGCAGGTGTCAGTAAGCACGACCCGTGTGCTACTACATCAAACTGATGCCGATGGATGTTTCATCACAGTGCACTCTGATGCAGGTGGAGGCACCGACACCTACCTCGGCGACAGTGCAGTCACCGCTGCAAATGGTTATGAACTAGACGGTCAGACGACTATCCAGTTCTCTATGCCACCCACATCGTCATTGCACGCCATTACAAGTTCAGGCACACACACTCTTTCAATCATGGTGGTGAACTGATATGGCTATCACGAACGGATACTGCACACTGGCTGAATTGAAAGCCGCTGCACGCATCACCGACAACGTTGACGACGCACTTCTAGAACGAGCAGTCGAAGCAGCCTCACGACGAATTGATGGCGAATGTTCACGCCGTTTCTACGTTGACGCAACAACCAGCGCCCGCACCTATGCAGCGAACCGCAACGCTTTTCTGTTCGTTGACGACATCTCAACCACCACAGGTTTGATCGTCAAAGTTGACGACCAGATGTCAGGTTCATTCAGCACCACCCTCACCGTCGGTGTTGACTACCAAACAGAACCCTCGAATGCTGCGGCGCAAGGCGAACCGATCACACTGCTGCGTGCACTAGATGTTGATTTCCCTGTTGCCGAAAACGGTCGCACCCTCATTCAAGTGACCGCCAAATGGGGATGGCCGTCAGTGCCACACGCCATCCGTGAGGCGACCGTGTTGCTGGCATCACGCCAGTTCAAACGCCTTGACTCACCGTTGGGTGTTGCAGGATTCGGTGACCTCGGCGCCATCGTCGTTCGACGCATCGATCCCGATGTTGCCGCAATGGTGGCACCGTACAAAACTTTCGTGGTGGCCTAATGCCCGCAGCGATCTCAAGCCTCAGGGCAGGGCTGGCCGCAAACCTGGCAACGATCAGTGGTTTGCGTGTCTACACAGTTCTCACTGATAACCCGCAGTTTCCTGCGGCCTTGATTTCGTTGGATCGTGTCGAATTTGACTCAACGATGGCGAGAGGTTGCGACAGTATTGAATTCACTGTCACTCTGGTTGTCGCACGAGCAGACGACCGCAGCGCCCAAAACAAACTAGAAACATATCTCGCAGGCACAGGTGCCACATCCGTCAAAACTGCCGTCGAGAGTGACGTCACATTGGGCGGCGCTGCATTTGATGCACGCGTCACCGCAGCCGAACAGATTGGTACAGTGAACTCACCTGATGGCTCGACCTACCTATTCGTAGATTTCGCCGTCACCGTCACCGCATAAAGGAACGACCAGATGCCTTTCATTTCCTCAAACCAAACCAGAGTGATCTACGGAACGAACCCTCTAGCGGCGATCCTGCGCACTGTCTCACCATCGGTGAACTTCGACATGCTTGAAACAACCACGCTGGCCGACACTGCCAAAACATTCCAGCCAGGGTTGGAGGACATCACCCTCAATCTTGACGGACTGTTTGACAGCACCAACGGTGCAGGTACCGCATTCGACAACATCATTGCCGCTATCACAGGCGAGTCAACAGTGGCCACATCGGTCGCACCTAGCGGTTTCGCAGTGACGAACCCTGTGTGGTTGTTGGGAACCAAAACGATCTCGTATGAGGTTTCCAGTGCGGTTGCCGATCTCGTGTCGTTCAGCATGGCATTCGGTTCAGGTTCAGCACCAGGTTTGGGTGTCAGCCTCGCCGACCTCGCCGCCATCACCGCCACAGGCAACGGCACAAGCGTTGACAACGCTGCTGGCACCACCAATGGTGGAATCGCCCATCTGCATGTCACAGATGTCAGTGGCACCACACCAACCCTCGCCGTAGTGATTCAACATTCAACGAACAACAGCACGTGGTCAACACTTGCGACATTCACCACGGCGACAGCAGCCACCAGTCAGGCGGTCGCGTTCACGGGTACAGTCAACCGTTACGTGCGCGCGTCATATACTGCGGGAGGCACCACCCCATCATTCACATGCCAGGTCAGCCTGGCCCGTAACTAAGGAAAAACATCATGGCATTTGTAGCCGCTAGATCATCCTCGTTCAAACTCGACAACGCCGCAGGAACACTCACCGACATTTCGGCATATGTGGATTCTGTCAGCGGTATCGCCAACACAACCGACATGGCCGAAACCACCACATTCGGTGCAACGTCAAAAACTTTCCAGGGCACCCTGCGAAATGGTGACTCGATCAGCGTTTCGGGCAAATGGGATTCAACACTGAACACGCAGATCACTGCGCTGCTCGGCCTGTCTACCTCGTCAACATTTGACTACTCGCCCGCAGGCACAGGCGCTGGTACGCCAAAAGTGACTGGCGAATGTTTCGTGTCGTCATATGAGGTTTCCAGTTCGGTCGCCGATCTCGTGACATTCTCACTGTCGTTGCAGATCACAGGCGCCGTCACGTGGGGCACGAACTAATATGCTGACATGGCAGTTGTCAGTAACAAAAACCGACGGAACCTCACACAACTACCGAATCGGCGCACCACACATTGTGGCGTTTGAGCGCGAATTCGGTATGGGTTTGGGGCGTGCGTTCTCTGATGATCAGAAAATGGAACACATTCTCTGGTTGGCATGGACCGCCGACAAACGACAGAACCAGACATCACAAACATTCGACGACTATCTAGACACGGTTGCAGATGTTGATCTTGATGCCAATGTAAACCCTACCGACGGGACTCCCTGACCTATTTGGTGGCACAGGTTGCGGTCGAGACAGGGATCGCACCACAAGCCCTCCTAGACGCCCCTGAGGGCATCTTTGAGGCGATGGTGGATGTGTTGCAAACAAAGGCGGATGAGTCCCGCAAACAGAACAGAAGGTGAATCGTGGCCGTAGTGCGCAGCGCAGACAGTGTGAATGTCACAGGTCTCGCTGAGTTACGCCGTGAAATCAAAAAAGCGCAGCAGGCTGGTGGCCCTGACGGTACAGGTCAACTCAAGGAACTGAACTATCAGGTCGCTGAGTTTGTTATCGGTAAAGCCAAAACTACTGCGAGCAGTGTTTCTCCTATGGCGAGCAAGGCGGCGCAGTCAATGGATGCGTCAAAATCTGGTGTCGCTGCCAGGGTGAACGCTGGTGGTGCACGGTACCCATATTTCGGTGGTGCCGAATTCGGTGCACATCGGAACCGCAAACGCTTGATCAAAAACACTGGCGGGCGTGCAACGATTGTGCGACAGAACGAATCACTGTCGAAGGTACGCAAAAAGGTTGAATCGCAAACGCTGGCATATGACAAATATGGTGGCAGTAGCACGGTCCGCAAACGGGCACGCCAGGACTATGGCGCAACCGCAGTGAAAGTGACTGGTGTCCGTATCGGTTGGAATCAGTTCAAACCGTGGCTCGGCAACAAGGAAGGCGCAGGATATTTTTTGTTTCCTACAGTACGACGCAACATTGATGAGATAATAGACATCTACGGTGACGGGATGGAAAAAATCCTCGGCAACGTTTTTCCTGATTAGGAGTAGAAAATGGCGGGCACCCGCAAACTGAGTATCGAGATTCTAGGAAACGCCAAAGGTGCTATCGGCGCGCTCGACGACGTAGGAAGTAAGGCCAGCGCCCTCGGCGGCAAACTCGTTGATTTCGGAAAAAAAGCCGCACTCGGTATCGCTGCCGCAACCGCTGGCGCTGCCGTCATCGCCAAAGGTCTCATCGACAGCGCCTCAGATCTAGAGGAAGTCGCATCAAAAACCGCCGTCATTTTTGGTGACGCCAACGAACAGGTCACCAAATTTGCTGAAAATGCCGCCAAAACTCTCGGCCAGTCAAAAACCGCAGCACTGACCGCCGCCTCAACATTTGGTGTGTTCGGTAAGGCCGCAGGACTGACAGGTAAGGATCTCGGCACGTTCTCAACAGACCTGACAGCGTTGGCGTCAGACCTGGCGTCATTCGCCAACACCTCACCTGAGGAGGCTGCGCTGGCTCTCGGTGCGGCCTTGCGTGGCGAGTCGGAACCGATCCGCAAATACGGCGTCATGCTCGACGATGCGGCATTGAAAGCCGAAGCACTGGCAATGGGCATCTATGACGGTGAAGGTCCACTGAAAACGCAGCAAAAGATTCTGGCGGCACAGTCAGCGATATTCAAGCAGACCAGCGACGCGCAGGGCGATTTCTTGCGCACGTCTGACGGTGTGGCTAACCAGCAGCGCATCCTGGCCGCAGAGTTTGAGAATGTGAAAGCCTCACTCGGTAAGGCATTGATCCCTGCATTTTCGGCGGCATTGGGTTTTATCACGAACAAAGTGATACCGATTTTTTCAAGCCTGGCGAGCATCATTGAAAAGGATGGCCTCGCAGGTGTCATTGAAAAGGTGAAGGAAAAACTGCCTGAACTGCGTGATGCGTTCGTCAAATATGCGTCGGCTGCTTACGAGTGGATCAAAGACGCGTACCCGCCAGCGTTGAAAGCCTTACTCGGTTTCATCTATGATCTCGGCCAATGGTTGCTCAATACGGGCCTGCCGTTCATCGCAGAGAAACTCGGTGAAGGTGCTAGCGCGTTGTGGGAATGGATACAGAAGGCGGCACCGCCAGCCCTGAAACGCCTCGGTGAATTGATCGGTGACCTAGCAAACTGGTTGCTCGATGAAGGTCTGCCGATGATGGTGGACAAACTGATTCAATTCGGCAATGCGTTTGTCGATTGGATCAAACCGCTGATCGTGCCGATGTTGCAGAAGTTGGGCGAACTGATTGCAACAATTTTGACGTGGATAGTCACCGATGCAGTGCCGAAACTTGCGGCGCAGGCATACAAAATTGGTGGCGCCCTGTTGGGCTGGTTGGTTGATTTGTTACCTCAGGCGGTCATCGGTATCGGCAAGTTTGTTGCAGAGTTGGTGCCAAAAATCCCTGGACTGTTTTTCAGTTTGATCGCCACGATGGTTTCACTCGGCGGCAGGTTGGGTGGCGACCTCGTTTCGGCGTTGGTTGATGCGTTGAAAGGTTTGGGCAGTAAAGGGCTAGATGTTGGCAAATCATTTGCGAACGGGATCGTGAGATTCATCAACGCCAACGTGATCAACAAAATCAACGACCTACTCGAATTTGAGATCGGGTTACCTTTCGGCAAAAAATTCACGGTGAACCCACCTGACCTGCCGCCAATACCCGAATTAGCCTCGGGCGGTATCGTGACGCGTCCCACCCTCGCCCTGATAGGCGAATCTGGAAGTGAGGCCGTGATCCCGTTATCACGTGGTGCACAGTACGGCGTCGGCGCTGCGGGCGGTGGTGGCAACACTATCAATGTCACGGTGACTTCAGCAGATCCGAACGCCGTCGTGGCAGCACTCCAGCAGTACATTCGTGTCCGTGGAGCGTTACCAATCACGGTAAACAGCACAGCGTTCCGAGGCTGACATGGCCCCACTGATCACATACAACACGTATCTAGATGTGACAACATCCACCGCTGGATACATTGACCTAACCTCAAAACTCTTGTCGTTCACGACAGATCTTGACTGTGGAATATTCACGATGGGCAGAGCATCAGCATCGTTCACAGTCAAAAACTTTGACAACGCTTTCACACCAAATGCTGGCGGAACTTACGCAACGACAAACTGGTTCGGCTCAAAGTTCACGCTCAGAATGGTCATAGACGGAAATACGACGTATCTGTTTGACGGTATCTGCACCGACTTCTCCATTGACTCAGGGTACAAAGACAGTAAAGCATCTTTCACCTGTGTTGACGCTTTCCAAATGGCAGCGAACACTCGAACCGACATTGTCGGCATCACATCACTTGAACCAATGAGCACCAAAATCGCTCAAGTATTAACAAACGCTCAGTTTCCCGTTCTTGGCGAATCGTCATCGTCGGCAAGGTTTCGAAGCATAGGTGTCAGCACTGGAAGTGGTACACAATATTCAGGCTCACCAACACCAGGCTCGGTTTCGGATCTTTTTAGCAGTCGCCACATTCCGTCATCAGGCTCTATCTCATGGCCTGTACTTGGCAAACAACTCGGCATCGGTGGCCCGTACACATACGACTCAGTAATCCTGTATGAGACACCGTATAAAAGCAAGTTTGAGATCTACGGACCGTATTTCATGTATGGGTCTGACATCACGCCAGTAACTGGTTCTATGCCGTTTGAAGTTTTGACTGCTGCGTTTGTTCGAGCGGACTTTGCTACTGCTGCACAAACCACAGGCGGATCGGGAACAGTCGTCGTGAGCAATGGTGCAGATGCGAGTGTGTTTGGCACTCGTGTCATCCAGTGGCCTGAACTCTTGTCGTCAACTGTTAGTCAGGAATACCAGACAGCCGCTCTAGGTAATCGTTGGAATACTATTGGATATGTGCCGACAAACATTCAGGTCAAACTGTCTCAGATCAAAAGTTTGCAGGACACAGATGTCGCTGAACAGTTCACGAAATTACTTGACATGGAGTCAGGCATTTGGGAGCGCCTAGAATTGAAATACAAGCCAGTCGGCACGACAACAACGGTGACAACTCAAAACATTATTACTGGCCGTACTATTAGCGGTACACCTGGAGACATGATCGTGTCGTTACGGACAAAACCTTGGTACAACTGGAGCGCGTTCATACTTGACAGCGCAGTTGATGGAATACTAGACACCAGTCGACTCGGCTGGTAAAGGAGAAACATTATGGCTACACCACCAGATTTCAGTTCGGGCGCAGTCCTGACTGCGGCACAGATGTCCGCAGTGGGCATGTGGAAAATCACTAGCGGTACTGTCACCAGCGGTACATCGTTTGACCTCACCAGTGTTTTTACATCGGACTATGACTCATACAAACTTGTGTTAACACAAGTGAGGACTGCTTCAAGTGGTGGAAGTATTCAATTCAGGTTGCTTAGCGGTGCAAGCCCTGTTAACACTGGCTACTACTACGGTTTAACTCAAGTAGATATCGCCCTCAACACAATCTCAGTTACAAGAGGGAACAATGCCAACGAATTAGAAACAGGCGCAGTCGTTTCTAGTACTGGTGCAATGACAACGCTTGAAATACATAACCCATTTACTGCTAGAGCAACCTCATTCAACGGTCAATCTGCAGACTCTCGTTTCGGTGGCGCATACGGCGGTATCAGTTATGCAGGTCAGCAATCAAACGCAACTTCTTACAACGGAATCAGAGTTCTATCAAGTGCTTTCGCTTTTACTAACTGCACATACAAACTTTACGGATACAGGAACTAACCATGAACCGCACACACATTGAAATTGACGCTGAAGGCAACCAAACAGAGCGCCCCTACACGCCTGAGGAAGAAGCCGACGCAGACGAACGCCAAGCCAAAGCAATAGGAATATGAAAACGCTTGCCATTGTTGCAGGTCTCGCCATCGCCCTAGTCGTATGGATATGGGCATGACATTCAACCCACTAATCGAGGACACAAAACCATGACCACATACACCGTGCTGCCGATCATCATGCCCTCCGATTTGGCTGGCACCAAAAATGGCGAACTCCCCGCAAGCGTGTTGCGAAACATCAAGGCACCGAATGGTCAACTGCACCGCCTGGCTGCTACCGCCTGGAATGCCATGCAACTCGCCGCCTACTTTGACGGAATCGAATTGAAACACGTTGGCGCATACCGCCCGTTTGATCAGCAGATCAAACTGTTCCGTGAAAGGTACACAGGTACACCGACAGGCCGCACGCCGCAAGTGACCCGCAACTATCAAAACACCACCTGGTATCTCAAAAAAGGGATGGCACCAGCGGGCACACCAGGAACCTCCAATCATGGGTGGGGACTCGCAATCGATGTGGCCTCAGTGACATCAGGCAAACGCCTTGAATGGTTGCTCGGTGACGGATTCGCCACCAGCAACGCCCTCAAATTCGGCTTTTCATGGGAAGTGAAAGACGGCGCAAACGCTGAGGCATGGCACATTCGCTATGTATGCGGCGACAAACTGCCACAGGCCGTGCTCGACGCCATTCAAGCGTTCCCCACACTTGACGTGCGGTGACACGAGTCCTGCGCCGAATAGCACGCGCAACATTCGCCGCCGTCATGGTGCTGGCGATATTTGCGCCAGGTGCACGCGCTCAAGGCGACGCAATAACAGTGACCGCATGGCGTGTCACCGATGGTGCGTTCACTGTTGGCGACCGTGACGATGTGTGTGCATCGTTCACAGTTCCTGACATCAATTTTGAATATGGCGGCGGCATGGTCGCCGAATGTGACTATGACGGCGTACTGGTCAGGTTCTCTGGTGTGTTCACATTGGACCGTGAAACGCTCATGGTGGTGGCCCATGATGACGGTGCTGCATTGTTGTTGAACGGCAACTATGTGATCGACAACTGGAGTGATACGGGTTGCATGTGGGATTTCGTGTGGCTCGAAGCGGGCACATATCCGTTCGAGTTGTGGTTCTACGAAAACGGCGGTGATGCGTGCATCGGTTTGTTGCAGGCATCACCGAACCAGGATGCATATACGCCTCTCACACCTGAGCAGTTCAGCACTATCACCACAACAACTACCGAACCAACAACCACGACCGAACCCACAACAACTACCGAACCGACGACCACGACCGAACCGACAACTACCACTGAACCGACGACAACCACTGAGGTGACGACATCGCTACCACTCGAAGCATCTACGACGACGATCCGCACAGAATCGCCTACCAGCGCGCCCTCGCCTGGCACCACACTGCCACCCTCATCACCGCCCGCCTTGACCACGACAGCGCCACCGACCATCCCAACCACAACAACAGTGGCGTCGACAACATTGCCCACAACGACCACCCCAACAACTAGCATCAACCCTGAAACAACGACGGCAGCAGAAACAACAACAACAACGACAGAAAACGAAACAACCACAACGCCGAACGAACTGCCACCACCGCCACCGAACGATGCACCCGAAAACGTGAAAGAGGCATTTGAGGATGCGGTGAACATTTATGGCGGCGGGTACGACGACTATGTGCCAGCAGGTTCATCGGTCACCGTGGCCCAACGGCGCACCCTGGTTGCTGCGGTTTCTGTTCTGCAATTTGTGCCAGCCCTACAACCGAAAGCCCGTCGCCGCCCATGAAACTCTCAGATTTCCTCGCCTTGATCGTGATGGCAGGATCGTTGGCGCTCGTGATCATCACCCTGTCAGGGGTGACACAGACACAAGCACTGTGGATTGCTGGTGTGTCACTATTGGCGCAAACCATCGCAACGGTTCTGACTAAGGATTCAAAAGAATGAAAACGATCGCACTGCGAATTGTGGCCACATTCATCTACTCGGCGATGAGCATTGTGGGTGGCGCATCCGTATTGGGTGGCATCCCCGTCTGGAAGGCAGCGGTGCTGGCAGGTATTGCTGCGGCGTCGCAAGTGCTTGAACGGTTAGCGCGTGCGTATGCCGACGACGGTCGTATTTCTCGCAGTGAAATTGATGAGGCGTTCGGCGCAGGTGAGTGATGTCGACCTGGATTCCTGTGGTTGTTGCAATCATCGGCGGTGGTGGCCCTATCGTGGCACTGATCGCACGTTTGGATCGTAAGAATGACAAGCAGCATGGCGACAATGCCGAAATGCTGGCTCGTATTGAAAACAAAGTGGACAGTGTTGGTGAACGGATAGCAGGCCATCTGGAATGGCACCTGAAAGATTCTGACGAATAAACAACCGAACAAAAGGCGGCAACCTGTGAACAAACCAAAACGGTTACTCGACGAAATACGCTCTCATGTGAACGGGCCAGGCGGCCCTATTTGCACCGTCAAAATGTTGGGGGAGACATTCACCCCCGATGACTATGCCGACCTCCTGGCAGCGTTCTCTGAACCGATGGTGCCTACAGCGGCGATCTGGCGTGCGTTGGATCAGCGTGGAATCAATGTGTCGCAGGGTGCGTTGCAACGTCATCGCAGAGGGGAGTGCCGTTGTGGGCGCTCTGAGTGACGACATAGCGCGCGCCGTTGAACCGTCTGGTGCGAGGCGTGCAGCATTGGGGCGTATCGCTGAACTGCTTGAACGCAACGGCATCGATGTTGATGAGGTTGGTTCTGTTCGGCGTGTGTCGTTGTACCAGCAGGTCACAAAGGACCCTGAAACGGGTGAACCGACGGTGCATGACCTGACGGCGGTGCAACTGTCGCCTCATTGGGCCGACGGTCCCGAATGGCCCGTGGTGCAACCAGGTCCTGCGGTGAAACTGCCACCTCGTAAAACTTCACAGGCGCCCGCTGACGGTTCCGTGTGTGTCGTACTCCCCGACATGCAGATCGGCTATTACAAGGGCGCAGACGGCGTTCTAGTGCCCACACATGACGAGTCAGCGTTGGCGGCTGCGTTAGCAGTGACCGCAGCAGCGAAACCTGATCTGGTGGTGTTGGTTGGCGACAACCTTGACCTGCCAGAAATGGGCAAATATCGACTCACCGCCCCATACCAGAACACCACACAGGCAACCATTGACCGTGCCGCCATCCTCTGCGCTGAAGTGCGCCATGCCGCACCCGACGCACGCATCGTGTGGATCGCAGGAAACCACGAGGAACGCCTCCCCCGCTACCTCATAGACAACGCCAGTGCAGCGTTCGGGTTGCGACGAGGAAACATTCCTGACGCCTGGCCCGTTCTCTCAGTGCCATACCTGTGCCGCCTTGACGACTACGGCATCGAATACTTGAGCGGATATCCGACAGGGTGCGTGTGGATCACACCCAAACTGCGAGTCATCCACGGCGACCGCGTTGCCAGCGGCGGCAGCACCGCCCACAAGTATCTCGCCACCGAAAAAGTGAGCGTGATCTACGGGCACATCCACCGCATAGAAACCGCATACCGCACCCGTGAGGACTTTGATGGTCCGTCAACAGTGATGGCAGCATCGCCAGGTTGTTTGGCCCGCATCGACGGCGTGGTGCCATCAACCCGTGGCGGCACCGACCTGGATGGCCGACCGTTGACTCGTCACGAGGATTGGCAACAAGGTCTGGCGGTCATCCCGTACAACAAAACGACTGCACGATTCACATATGAGCATGTGCCGATATTTGACGGTCAAGCGTTCTGGCGTGGGAAGGTATACGGCAGTGAGTGACGAACTCGAAACGATGCTGGAAATCGTGTGGCATGACGCGCACGCAGTGACCGAAACATGGGCAGGCATTGACGAAATAGATGATGGCCCGTGTGTGGTGCGTTCGGTTGGTGTGTTACTTCCACACGCAAAACCTGGTCACCTAGTGTTGGCGCAGTCCGTAATTGAAGGCGATGGCATGGTTGACCATGTTGTTGCGATTCCGTTGGGAATGGTTCGTCGGGTGCACCGTTTGAGTGTTGGCGTTCTGTTGCCGATTGAACCTGAAGTCGAGTGACATCCAGGCGCAGTGGATGTTGCCATAGTGTGCGCGTCTGCTGCCCGTGCACCGTCAAGCCTCGTACCGTTCCCTCCTCGGTGCGAGGCTTTTGACGTTTCGGGACCTGACAAAACCCCTGCTCACAGATATATTTTGAAAATTTCTCAGAAATGTTGTCGTTTGACACGTTGTGTGGTTCGGGTTTGTGTATATACTTGAGATATGACAACAACACAGAACAACAGCATCCAGCCCAACGATCTGATCGTCACGATTCAGATTCCGAAAAAGTTCTACGGAGACCATTTAGAGCGTGACTGTGGAGAAGGCAGTCGCATCGCGCATAAAACAAAATCTCACTATGTCGTTGAATTGAATCTGTACGGATACAACGATCTCCTGTCCGATGCGGATTTCTACACCGACAACGGCGATTGCAGTCAGGATTTCGGCTTTAGAAGTGCAGCGAGAGCATGTGCCAATGCAATCCGCAAAGCGTGTCCAAATGGTTTTGAGGCATCAGCAAAAGAACAGAAATGACAATCATGGCGGCGGCCAGCAATGGCCGCCGCCAACCCAACCCAACCCAACCCAACCCAAACAGAAAAGGAAACAACCAAAATGAATGAGAACCTGATCCCAATGAACGGCGAAGTGCGTGGCGTGCTCTACTACTCGTCACTCAGCAGCGGTGAGATTTTGTCAAAGGCTGGCAACTTCCAAATCGCTACCGATGGCCGCACCGTCATTGCTCGCAACCTCAATGGCCGCAACCGTTGGAACTTCATAACCGTTGATCAAGTTATCGATTTCGTACCCGCCGCAAAATGACAATCATGGTGGCGGCCAACACTGGCCGCCACCAACCCAACCCAACCCAACCGAACAGGAGAACAGAAATGAAACCGCACTGGACAGTCAAAACAACCACCCGACAACTCGGCATCAAATGCGACAGCGTTGACGACGCACGCGCTATTGCCAAATCAATATCAGACGAAAACCCTGTGATCGAGTATGTGCGCAAAATCGGCGGCATCACTGTCATCACACCAGTAGAGATTGAGACGAAATGAAAACCGTGATCCGTTACGCAGTACGCGCCGCCACCCTATTCGCCGCACTGTTCATTGTCCTGTCACTGCTCGACTACATCGGCACCACATTCGGTGCGTTCTGGTGTTGGGTTCTCATCATCGGTGCAGCAGCCGCCCTCACCGCCTACGCCGAACACCACGAAAGGACCCACAAATGAGCAGCGCCGAAAACGCCAAACCAATTCGTGCCATCTCATACGGCGGTGGTGTCCAATCAACCGCACTCATAGTTCTCGCAGCAACAGGCGTGATCAATGCCGACGTCGCATTGATGTCAAACGTTGGTGATGACTCAGAACTGCCACAAACTTTGAGTTATGTGCGAGAAGTGATCCAACCGTGGGCCAGCGAAAAAGGTTTTCCAGTGCATTTGCTCAATGCGATGCGCCACGGAAAAGAAACCACCCTATTTCAAGAAATAACCAATGAAGGATCGAACAGGACTCTGATACCTGTGTTTGGTGAAAAGGGAAACCCTCTAGGGCGCGCCTGCACCGCAGATTTCAAAGTGAGAGTGATCAACCGCTGGCTGCGTGAACACGGTGCAAAGAAAACAAACAAGGCAACGGTGCTGCTAGGAATTTCCACAGATGAAATTCAGAGAGCAGGCAGAGGCAAGGAGGAAACAGTCAGCATCAGAGAGTATCCGTTGCTCACATTGGGCCTCGACAGAACTGCGTGCGCTGAGATCATCCGAAACGCAGGTCTACCTGTGCCACCGAAATCATCGTGTTTCTTTTGCCCGTTTCACTCTGAAACAACATGGCGTGAACTGCGCAGAGATGAACCAGAACTGTTTGAAAAGGCACAAGCACTGGAGGATCACTTACAGGCACGCAACATTCGCAGAGGTATTGAAAAACAGGTGTATCTGACGAGAAAAGGTGCCCTCAATAAGAATCGGCTATCAGATCAGATCGCTGAGGCAGGCGCACAGTTGTTTGATTCTGAGATCGGCATTGACGGCTGCGATTCAGGATTCTGCTGGACATGAAACAAAACGAACGAGAGGTATCGAAATGAGCAGCGCCGAATATCAACGCGCCTGGCGTGCACGTCACGGCGCCAACACAGGCAAACCAGGGCGACCCGCAACACGACCGTGCGGCACCCTCGCCGCCTACGCCCGCCACAAACGCCACCAGGAGGCACCCTGTGGCCCTTGCGCCGCAGCATGGGCCGCCTATTGGCGTGAGTACAGGCAACGACGAGGTGATTTGACATGAGCATCACAAACTGGTCAGATGGACAGAACCCAAAAACTGGCAAACCATCCCCCGTGCGCTGCGTCGCCTGTGATCTCACATTCATCACCGTGCAGCACTACCTCCACCCGACGCACCGTTGCGTGATCAACCGCCACCCATCCAGTCGAACAAAGGAAACCAATATGAACAACAACAACCACACCAACCACGACAAGGCAGGCGCATGAGGATTGCAGCGGCACTGTGTGCCGCCGTACTCACCGCCTGCGCAACCGCAGCCAACGGTGCACCAGTCTCAGCACCAACCCAACCCAACCCGACCATCACACTCGAACCCGTAACAACCACAATGCCGCCAACCACATTGCCGCCAACAACAACCAGCACCACCACAACTGTCGCACCCGTGCTCGTACCACCTGGCACACCCTGCGAGGAATGGGCCGATGAAGCCGTCGCAGGAGGATGGCCGAACGACCCACAAATCCTCACCAAAGTTCTCAACATCGCCTGGCGTGAATCCCGCTGCCTCCCCATCGGACCAGCGAGCGCCTACCCAACGCACTACCCGACCGACTATTCCAAATACTTCAACGGACATGACTACGGCGTCATGCAAGTGAACCGACCTGCGCACGAGGCATACGTCGTGAGCCTGTACGGAACATTCGAGAAAATTGTTGATCCAGTGACGAATTTCAACTTTGCCTGGCGGCTATATTCAGAACGTGAAGCCAGAGGGCAGTGCGGTTGGAAACCGTGGTCGAAGCCCTGCAACTAACTCTGACACACCCCCTAGACACAATTACCTAACCCAACCCAACAGAAAGCAGCAACCAAAATGCAGCAAGATTTCACACGCGACCGATATGGCCGCCCAATGGTCAAATCACCGACCGATGGCACACCAACGCCATACACCAGGTTCAGCAGTCACGGCTCATGCCTTGAGGATCGTTTCGGATTAGAACGCTGGAAAATCCGAACTGCTGGCAAGGGCTTATCGTCACGGGCCGACCTGTTCGCACAAATGGCAGCAACACCAGCCGACGACACCAAACGACTCGACGCCCTCATGGATCAAGCGTTAGAGGCAGGCGGCGGTGGTTACGGTGCAGGTCTCGGCACCGCACTTCACGAATTCGCAGAGAACGTTGACAACGGATTGATGACCATTGCCGACATCCCGTCACCGTGGGATGCCGACATCGCCGCCTATCAACGAACACTGCTTGAAGCAGGGCTGACTATTGAACCTGGTCTGGTTGAGGTGACATTGGTGCATGACGGTTTGATGTTGGCAGGTACCGCTGACCGTTTCCTACGTCGTGCCGACGGGCGACTGGTATGCGCCGACCTCAAAACAGGCAAGGCCATCGGACCAAACCCGCTGGCGTATGCGGTGCAACTCGCCGCCTACGCAACATCACAGGGATACGAAATTGAGACAGGCAAACGGTATGACATCGGAGATGTTGACCATGCGGTCGGGTTGTTGATTCATGTGCCAGCAGGCCGTGGTGAATGCCATCTGATCGAAGTGGATTTGACACTCGGTTTGGAGGCCGCACACCTGGCGACTGTTGTGAAGCAGTGGCAGAAACGCAAGGATGTCGTGCGCAAGTTTTCGGTGCCGTCACGCGGCAATGTGGGCACCGATAGCGGTGCAGGAGTTACGGTTGAGCACCCCCCTGTTCCCGTGGCACCTGCACCCACCCTCGTTGAAACTGCCATCGCCAATGTCAGCGCAGCGTTCCCGTACACCGAACAGGTCGCTAGTGCCGAACATCGGGCATGGCTCGAAAAGCGCGTACGACGCCTGGTTGCGTTCGGTGATGATGTCAAACGTGAACTCGCAGCCAGATGGCCTGCTCATGTCCCCAAACTGCGTGACCATGCGTTGCACACGACCCGTGAAATCGAACTGATTAGTGACGCCTGCTATCAGGTTGAAGCAGAGCACGGTTTCCAGTTCCCTGACCGCAATCCGAACGACACAGAAACGCCCGCAGAGACACCGAAACCACGAACTGCCCGTGTCACCCCCGATGAAGGCGGGAACGCCCCACAGGACCAAATAGACGCCCTACGGGATGTCATCGGTGCGCTACCAGATCGTCAGCGGGCATTCATCGCACTATTCACAAAACAGGCCACCCTTGCCAGGCGTGGCATCAGCATCCGTCAGAACCCAACAGTGCGCCGTTGCGCCATCGCATCAATGATGGTGGCCCTCACCCGACTCGACGACGCCGAACTTATGCAGGCAGTCCTCAACGCTCACGACCCGTTCACGGACACCAGCGCAACACTCGGCGCACAAATCGGCGCACTATCCACCCACGACGCCGAACAGATCACTACATTGGCGACCGCCGCACACGACGGCACCGTCAGTTTCAAAGTCTCCGACGATGGCCTCATGGTCATCGCCGCAGAAAAACAACCCAACCCAACAACAGAAGGAAAAACAAAATGAGCAGCATATGGGATGATCCCGCAGTGAAACCGTCAAGCGATTTCGTGAAATTTGAAACTGTAGGAGACTCAGTTTCAGGCACGGTACTGGATGTATCCATTCACACATTCGAGGATGGAAAGCGTGCAGCCAAACTGATCATCAGAACAGCAGAAGGTGATCGCACCCTCACCGCAGGACAAATGCAACTCGGCGCCAAACTCGCCGAAGCACGACCAAACGTCGGCGACAAACTCACCATCAATTTCGTTGGTGTAGAAAAGCGCACAGGCGGCAAAACACTCAAGCAGTTCACAGTGGCAGTAGTGCGCGGAACGGGCGACGACGACCTCATCTGAGATCGTCAAACCTGGCGGCCACATCAACTGGTTGAGATATGAGAACCCACCCCTGTTCACATGTTCGGCGGTTCGACACCGCCTGTGGCCACTATGAAAAAATCAGACATCCAATCGTTGCGGGATGTGTTGCGACATGTTGCAACATCACGACAAGACATTCAAAATGAAGTGCTACGCCTTGACGACATGTTGAGGCGGTTACTGAACCCAAAAATCAAGGAGGAAAAAAATGACCAACAACAACCATGAAGCGCAGTACTACCAGGCGGTCGTCACCGATCTGACCGTGGCAAACGAACGCCTCAGCGAACAAAACCAGTCAAATTCGTTGGCGTTAGAACGCCTACGAACCGAATGTCAAGAACTGCGCACCATCATCTCAGTCGCCAGCCTGTACCTGGCAGCCGTTGAAGGTCGTGGGATGCTAGACGAAAATGATCTACTGCTTGACCTCACGAAGCGCCTGAACGCCTACCTAGAAACAAAAAAGGTGAACAAATGACCACCACCGTTCTCCTCATCTCAGCGATCACCAATGTGGCCGTCACCGTGCACCTTTTACAGACACGCCGACGATTGAACAAAGTGCAGCGCATGTTCAAAATGTATGTGCGCACCCACCAATCACCCCGCCGCACCGTCATTGCTCGACACTCGGCACCGTGGGAGATTCGCTGATGCTCACATTCATCATGTTCTGGTGCGGGATGTCCTCAGGGTTTTTCATCGGATGCCTCGCCATGACAATCTCACAAAACAAACACAAACAATGACCGTGACAACCACGAAAGGTTGGGCAGAACACGCCTCCTGCCGTGGACTCGACGCCGAAATCTTTATGGCAACCCGTGGCGACCTACTCAAAATTCGTGAAGCCAAAAAAATATGCGAACAATGCCCTGTGATGATGCAGTGCCGTGAATACTCACTACACCTGGCACAGAACTATGACACGTACGGTGTATTCGGCGGCTGGTCACGAAACGAACGAATCAACCATCTGCGCATGATCGGTTTGCATGTCCGACGATGGGGTGGCACCGAACCATCAACAAACATCGGCAGCGGGAACCGTGGTGGCGCTCACGGCACAGCGACAGCAGTGCGACGCCACCGCAGCCTCGACGAAACATTGTGTGATGAATGTGAAGCAGGCGACCAGCGCAGGAAAATGAAAGTGGCACTAGCACGCCGACGACAAGCAGTCAAAAAACGAATGGAGGAAAATTATGAATAAGGCGACAATTTTAGTGGGTGATGTTCGATCTCGTCTTGCCGATATTGCTGACGGATCCGTGCAATGTTGCGTCACCTCACCGCCGTATTGGGGATTACGGGACTACGGCAACAATGATCAGATCGGTTTAGAGCAAACATTCGAGCATTATGTTTCGCAGATGGTCATGGTGTTTCGTGAAGTTTGGCGTGTGATGCGTGACGATGGGACACTCTGGCTCAACCTCGGCGACACTTCTCTGCCAGGTAAACAAATGGCAGGTATACCGTGGCGTGTGGCATTTGCTCTACAGGCAGACGGCTGGATATTGCGACAGGATATTATCTGGTCTAAACCTAACCCGATGCCCGAATCAGTCAAAGACAGATGCACAAAATCACACGAGTATCTGTTCCTGCTTACAAAATCCAATCGCTACTACTTCGACGACCTAGCAATAGCAGAACCAGCAACAACAAAACCAGGTGCAACATGGTCACAACGCAAAGCCGCAGGCGCAACAGCGGGCAACGTCATCGTCGGTCATAAGACACGCAACGGTACACAACGAGTAGTGCACGGCAAAGGCGTCACAAGCAACCTGACAAGACAAGACGGTCTGAGAAACAAACGCAGCGTGTGGACAATCAACACCAAACCATTTCGAGGTGCACATTTTGCCGTGATGCCTGAGGCACTCGTTGAGCCTTGCATACTCGCAGGTAGCAGAAAAGACGATCTCATACTTGACCCGTTTACAGGATCAGGTACCGTCGGAGTTGTCGCATTACGTCACGGCAGAAACTTCATAGGAACAGAACTCAACCCTGACTACGCAGAAATAGCACATCAAAGGATTTCTCACGATCAGCCGATGTTCAACGAGATCACTGTCAAATGACAAACTCACAAGAAAACGAATGGAGGCAAACAATGAATGATCATGTGGCATATCCGAAAACTTTGCTGGTGATGCTTGAACAAGCACAGGTCGAAAACGCCAGGCTCACCGCAGAACTAGAAACCATGACAGCGGACCGTGAGAAGTGGCGCAGGGCCGCTGAGGGCTGGTTTGCAAATAGCAAACAATGGCTCGACCGTTGGCGACATGAACGAGAAAAAAATGCGTGGCAACAGCAAAAGATTGACAAGATTATGGGCTGGAATCTGACAGGCGACGAGACAGACGAAAACGACGACGAATGACGAACCCGCAGAAACGCAAAGGCGACGCCGCCGAACGAGAACTCGCCAAACAACTCGAAGCACTACTCGGTTTCAAAGTACGACGCAAACTCGGCGCAGGTCGTCAAGACGACACAGGCGACATCGACGGACTGCCCGACTGCACCGCACAAGCAAAAAACTATGCAGACATCCTCAGAGCAATCAACCAGGGACTCAAAGACACCGCCACCCAACAACAAAACGCAGACACCACCCACGCAGTACTGTTCGTGCGACGACGAGGCGGCCAATGGATCGCCATACAAACACTGGAACAGTGGACAACCACCTACCGTGAAACCCTGTAGGGTAATTTCAAATGAGGGAAATATGGACACACAAAAAAATGACACACGCCGCACAGTCGTCTGGTTCTCTGCTGGTGCCGCATCAGCCATTGCCGCAAAACTGACAATCGCACAAAACCCGCCAAACCTAGTGATCGCATACACCGATCCAGGATCAGAACACCCCGACAACGAACGGTTTCTGAACGAATGCGAGAACTGGTTCGGTCACACAATCATTCGCCTCAAATCAACAAAATATGCGGATACGTGGGATGTATTCGAACGAGGCCGATACCTGGTCTCTCCATACGGCGCAATGTGCACCGTAGAACTCAAAAAGAAAGTGCGCAGAAACTTTCAACTACCCGACGACATACAGGTTTTTGGATACACCAGCGAGGAACAACACCGTGCAGACAGATTTCGTGAACAAAACATCGAAGTCGATCTACGCACACCACTGATCGACTACAACCTCACCAAAGATGACTGCATCGCCATGTTGCAGAGATCAGGTATAGAACTTCCCGCAATGTACAAACTCGGCTACCGCAACAACAACTGCATCGGATGCGTCAAAGGCGGCATGGGATACTGGAACAAAATACGACGAGATTTTCCTGAGACCTTTGATCGTATGGCCAAAGTAGAACGCAGCCTCAACGTTTCAATCATCCGATCAGCGAACCAGCCTGTGTTCCTTGACGAACTTGATCCAACGAGAGGCAACCACGCCGACGAGCCGTCGTTTGAATGTTCCCTACTTTGCACAATCGCAGAACAAGACATCGAACTATCACAAAACGAAAACACCTGACACAAACAACAAAAACCAGACAACAAAAGAAACGGCAGCACCGTGACCAACCAAACGACAACCCAACCAACCCCCAACACCCTCACCGCCGCCCTCAACCTCGCCCAACATGACCTCCCCGTCATACCAATCCGACCCAAACAAAAACACCCACCAATGGCCGCCTGGCAACACGCCGCCACCACCAACCCCGAAACCATCACCAACTGGTACACAGGTCTCTACCGTGGCCACGGCATCGGTGTCGCAACAGGACACCCACACAAACAACCCGACCGCTACCTGTTCGTCATAGACATCGACGAACACAACCCCGAAACATCAGGCAGCGACACCCTCCACGAACTATGCCAAACCTACGGGCAACTCCCCACCACCGTTGAAGCACACACAGGCAGCGGCGGGCGACACCTCTACTTCACATCACCCGAACCCGTACGGAACGACGCAGGGAAAAAACTAGGTGCAGGCATCGACATCCGTGGAGAAGGTGGGCAGGTCCTCGCACCACCAACCTTGCATCCCAATGGCAACCCGTACACATGGGACACAGAAAACCACCCTGACACCACACCCATTGCCCACGCACCCGACTGGCTCATCGCCCTACTCACACCACCCGCACCTGTATCACAACCGATCACAACGAAACACACGCCGAACATCTGGCATCAACTCGGCGACGACGGACCAGCCGCCACCTACAACGAACAAACCACCTGGCAACAACTACTCGAAACCGACGGCTGGACCTTGCACCACACCGACACCAACGGTGAACAACACTGGACCAGGCCAGGCAAAACAGTCAGAGAAGGCACCAGCGCCACCGTCGGATACAAAAACACTGACGCCCTCAAAGTATTCACATCAGCGATCACATGGCTACCAGAGGGCGCATACTCCCGTTTCGGGTACTACGCCTGCCGCAACCACAACGGCGACCGATCAGCAGCCGCACGTGAACTACGCCAAACCCAACAACCCGCCACCACCACCACCATCATCGGCGACACCAGCACACCCGACGAACCGTGGCCCACACCCATCCCACTCCACGACACCAACACACCACCCGAATTCCCACTGCACACACTCCCCGAATGGATACGCAACCAAATCCAACAAACCGCCACCGACCTACAAGTAGCACCCGACCTCCCCGCCACCCTCGCACTCGGCGCCCTATCAGTCGCAGCCCTCGGCAAAACACGAGTCACCTACCCACGCCAACGCTGGACACAACCCCTCAACCTCTACACCGCCGTCGCACTACCACCATCAGCAGGCAAATCACCAGCCAAAAACGCGATGTTTGCACCCCTAGAAACACTCGAACAACAACGACTCAAAGACGCCGCCACCACCAAAATGCGTGCAGAAACCGAACGCTCGATCTTAGAAAAAAGACGCAAACAACTTGAGGAAAAAGCAGCCAAAAACGGTGACGACGCCGCCGCCGCAATGTACGACCTGCACAACCTCAACGACCAACTCGCACAACTGCAACACCCACCCTCAGGTCGCCTCCTAGCAGACGACGCCACCACCGAAGCCCTCGGTGTCGCACTCGCCGACGCAGGCGGCCACATCGCCGTCGTCAGCGCCGAAGGCGGACTATTCGACCGCATCGCAGGAATGTACACAGACGGACCAGCAAACCTAGACCTGTATCTAGAAGGCTGGTCGGGTGGCCGCTACGTCGTGGACAGAATCAAACGAGAACCCATCAACATCCCCGCAGCCAATCTGGTCGTCGTCACCACCGTGCAACCCACAGTGCTTGACGCAATCGGCAACAGTAAAAACCTCACAGGCCGTGGACTCGTCGCCAGGTTCCTACTCTCACAACCCACCAACAACGTCGGCACCCGTGACCGCCTACGCCACACCACAGGCGACGAACACACCACCCGCAACTACGAACTACACCTCACCGAAATCGCCCAACACCTACACAACAACCCCGCCACCACCACCATCACCGACGAAACCAGCGACATGTTCGCCCAATGGGATCAACAACTAGAAAACCGTGGCGCACCAGGCGCAGACCTAGAACACCTCAACGAATGGACAGGCAAACTGCGCGCCTCAGTCATCCGCATCGCCGCCCTACTCCACCACGCCAACCACAACCACACCACCACCATAGACACAACCACAATGGCCAACGCCATCCAAATCGGCAACTACTACCTAGAACACGCCAGACACATCGCCGACCGATGGGGAACCGACGACAGCATCAAAAACGCCCGCCGCATCCTCGAATGGTTCACCCGACTAGACGACACCACATTCACCGTCAGAGACCTCTACAGCGCCAACAGGCGCCTGTTCCCCACCGCCGACGACACACGCCAACCCCTAGAACTCCTCCACGAACGAGGCTGGATCAGACCACTATTCGACGGGCCACTCATCATCGGGCGACGTGGGAAAGAATCACCACGGTTCGCAATCCACCCTAGTTGCGCGCCATGCGCGCCATGCGCGCACCCAAACCCACAAAACGACACCGACAACACTCAACCAGTTGCGCGCCATGCGCGCCATGCGCGCACCCCCCCTAGGGATCAGGAGAGTGCCATGAGTAGCGTGCCTAGACAGGAGATTGAAAACCACATACATACATATAATTCTTTCTCTAACACCCCC